GCACCTTTTTTTGTTGGTAGATATTTATAAGTATAATAAGTTTCTAAAACAAAGCAAAACTATGGCATTACAAATTATTGACAAAATCCTTGAAAAGGGTGAGTATGTTGAAGAGAAAACAACTAAAAACACAATCTATTTACATCACACAGCAGGTTCACACAGAGCTGATTGGACTATTGACGCTTGGAATAAAGACAGAACAGCGACTAGTACTCGTCTAAGAGTGGCAACCGCATTTGTTATCGGTGGATTAGATAGAAACGGAACTGACAAAGACGGAATGGATGGTAAAGTATACCGTGCATACAATGAAGACTTCTGGGCTTCACATTTAGGTCTTAAAACAGCTAATAACACGGCTTTAAATAAACAATCTGTTGGTATTGAAATATGTAACTACGGGCCATTGACTAAGACAAAGGATGGTAAGTATTTAACTTACGTAAATTCTGAAGTACATCCATCACAAGTGTGTGATTTAGGTTTTAAGTTTAGAGGTTATCAATACTATCAAAAATACACACCAAAACAAATTCAATCGTTAAAAGAATTATTACAATTCCTTTCAACAAAGTATGGTATTAACTTAAAAGCTGGTCTATTACAAGTAATAGATAAACCAAATGGTGCTGGCTTTGAAATTAATGCAGATGCATTGGCTGGTAAGGCTGGTGTTTGGTCACATTCTAGTGTAAGAAAGGATAAGTTTGACGTATTCCCTCAACCAGAATTAATTGCAATGTTAAAATCGTTATAATCTTTATTTTATTTAATAATTTCCTATATTAGGGTATGGATAGTAACGATAGAAAAAATTTCTTATCATATATTAACACCCCTATGAGTAGGGAGAGCATCAACATATTGTATAATGCTCATAACATTCAATATGAAAAATGTGAGTTGTATAGTGACTTTGTTCAGTCACTATTACGACTTATATTTGACACATATATGGGTGATGAAGTTACAAGTGTTGAACATCAAATTAAGCATTTTAATTGGTGTTGGAAAAAGAACGTGGAGAATTTTGAAACAGAAGGTTTAGTGTTTGAAAGCGAACGCTTACATTCTTATTTTTTAGAATTTATGCTTGAGGTTTATTATACCGCACCAGAAAAAGATGGACCAAATTTTGACCATAAGAATATCCTAAAGTTATGGTACTACATATTCGATTATAACCGTGAAAAATCTAATTCAGATATGGATACGCTGATAGAGATTTATGTTTTATTTGAAAAGTCACTTAAATTTAAACTTCATCACAATCTCTCTTAACCACTCGATTAACATAACTACACAATGGTCTCAGATTGGTGTAATGGTTTAACTTAATCACATCATCTTCAGTCTTTGCACTGCTTAACGGTATAATATGGTCTATATCCCATCCGTAATTAGGTGTACCATTATATAGTCCTCTGTTACCCCAATTCATCCAGTCTTTAAATTGAGATTCTAAGTGAAGCGTAAATTCTTCGAACGTACAACCAAGAATTTCGTGTGTTCTAGATTTTTTAATATATCCATTCCGATAAAAGCTTTTATTTATTATATTTCTAACTTTAAGTCTTATATTATATGTACTATCTTTTATACATCTATTTTTTCGGTAAATCTTATTCTTCTTCAATATCTCACCTTTATTTTTAGTATAATATTCTTTAGATTTTTTATTTATCTTTTCCTTATTCTTTTGATAATTGTTTTGTTTTAATTTTTTTATTTTTTCTTTATTTTCTTCTCTATATATAGAGGAAAGTTCATTATGTTTTTCTTTATTTTTAACATAATACACCTTAGCCATAGCTTTAATCTTTTCTTTATTCTTTTCATAATAAGCTTTCATTTGTTTTTTTTGAGCAGCTTTAGCCTCAGCTTCTGTTTTGTATTTTTTCGTATTCATTCTTATAAATATGTGGATAATCATCGAAATCTATAAAATATTCGAGTTTAGCTTAAAAAATAAGCAAAAAAGTGTTTTTTAGACTTGATTTTGAGGATTTTTACATTAGATTGGTTATATGAATCACGAAAGACTATTTAAAACAGTAATGTTAGATTTAACTTCATCCTTAACTAAATTAGAGGACGATTTAGAAAGGACTATTAATGCGGATTTACGATTAGACACGAAAACAAGAGAAATTAAATTTCTTTTGGATAAGATTGTATCTACTGAAGCAGCTATCGCTAAATTCAATTCAATGTTAACACAAAATAACGAAAATACAAACACACAAGAAAATGGAAGCAAATAAGAAAGTGGATGCAAAAAAGTTTTTGACATATGAAGAGTTGAAGGCTGTTATTGCTAAGTTCCAAGAAGAAGCTGATGAATTTTACGGTAAACAAAACAAGGCCGCTGGTGTAAGACTTAGAAAAGGTTTACAAGAAATCAAAGCAGCAGCACAAGCCGTTAGAGATGATATTTCAGCTAAAACAAAATTAATACCTAAGAATCCAAAGAAAGTAAAATCAGTAAAATAATTATGCTAATCGACATACTCAATAGAATTTTCATAGTTTTGTTTTTTTTGTCTTGCTTAACAACATTACGACATGGTTATTATTTCATTCAATCGTATTTTACGTCAACTGATGAAGAGCCCATGAAGTATAAGGTTTCAAAGACATCCTTGTTCTTATTGGGTATGTCTATAGCATACATTTTATCGGTAATTTTTACGGGTATAACACTAAAATAAAAACGAAGCATATGTCAAATATACAAAAAACATTAGACTCACTTCAACCCTATGTTATCGGTATACGTTACTTAGAGGGTAAAATCCCAGTGGTTGATGCGGTATTTAAAGAAGGGTGGACAGTCATCGATGACCCTAAGATTGAAAAAGCTAAGGGTGACGAAGCGTTAAACTATTATATGATTTATAGCGAGAAGCCAGGTGTGGGTCTTGATGACTTATTAGCCTATGCTGAACGTGTAATCAAAGCAAACCAAGAGCGTGAGAAAAAACATGATTTACTTAAGGCTAAGGTTAATGAATTAAAAGAGTTGTTTAAAAAACATTCATATAATAAATTACTAAACCTTAAATTTGCATTCAAAGAAGAAGAGTTGGTTCCAAACTTAAATGACTTCGATGTTGATATTGATGAACCTCTGGCACCTTCAATTGCACCATCAGTTGTTCCATCAACTGAACAACATTTTGAAGAGGAAACAGTTGTACCACCAGTTCAACCACCAACTCAACAAGTTATAAACAATCAACCAGCAACATATTTGGATGAAGATGGTAAACCGATTGAATTGAGTGAAGAAGAATTAGAGTTATTGGAAGAAGAGCGTAGAGCAGAAAGAAATAGACAAGCAATGGCTAGTAAACAAAACTCTAAACCAAGACCTGTGAATAACATGGCAAAGAAAGTAGAATTACCTCCAAAGCGTAAACCAGAAATGGCTATCGCTGATAGGGATACAGATACCGATTGTGATTGCGGACCTGATGAAGCGTGTGATAAATGCATAGACTCAAAAGGATACTAAAAAAAAGGCCCCATTAAGGGGCTTTTTTATTTGGTTAAACCTCGTTCAAAGGCATCTTGAATGGTATTCACTAACCAGACACCACCAGCGGCTAATAAGCCATTTAAAAAGGTCATAAGATAGATGTTATCAACACCTAAATTACCCATTGGTGTAAGCTTAGCGTATCCGAAATGGTTCATGATTAGGCTTATCGCAAATCCCATCCAAGTACCAAGACACATAAAACAGGTGAAAAGCTTGTGAAGGCTATAACCACCAGTTCCGAAAGCCGCTAATAGGTTACGGAATCCTTCAAAAACCGAACCATAAATCATATTGTTACAAGCACCGTAACAAACTAAAATAAAAATTAATGTAATCATATCCAAATATAGTGATATTATTCGAATTAGTCAATATTTATAAATAAACCCTAATCTAATGGAAAACAACCCTAAAAGAAAAGCCGCAGGTGTCTTAATCAAATGTATTAAGACTGGTAATGTATTTTTATTGCTTAGGAATGACAAAACTCCAAGATGGGCTCTCATGTCTGGTGGTGTTGATGAAGGGGAAGCACCTATTGAAGCATTAAAGCGTGAGATGTATGAAGAATTATTTGTTAGAGCTAACGATATCTTATTCAAATTTGTAGGTGTAGAGCATATTCCAGAAAAGAACATGGATTTTTATTACTATGAAGGTTTTTGTCAAAATGAGTTTAAACCTATATTAGACCATGAAAATCTAAATTGGTCTTGGGCTAACCCAAATCATTTACCATCACCTCTTTATAAAGGATTAAAAGAAAAAATCATAGACATTTCGAAATAATTTACTTTTTCAGACAAATTATTATATTTAACAATATATGGGTCGAAAGAAATTATACAATACAAAAGCAGAAGCTTTGGAAGCTAAAAAACTTAAAAATAAAGAATATTACCAAAAAAATAAAGAAAAACTTAAGTTAAAAGCTAAAGCGAACGGTGTCAATGAAAATTCTTTAAAATATTATCATGCAAATAAGGAAACATTAGCTGAAAAAAAGAAAATTTATTATAAAAAAAATAAAGCTATGTTTAAAGAATATGGTAAAAAATATCGAGAGGAAAATAAAGAGTTAATAAAAGAAAAAAAGATTAAAAGACAATTTAATCGTAGAAAAGAAGATTTTATTTATAAATTAAGATGTAATGTATCAACATTAATTAGAATCTCATTTAAAAATAAAAGTTTTAAAAAGAAAAATAAAAGTCAAGAAATTTTAGGTTGTTCTTATGAAGAATTTAAACTACATTTAGAATCAATGTTTGAGCCTTGGATGAACTGGGGTAATCATGGTAATCCTAAAGATGGTGTATTGGAACCAAATAAAACATGGGATATTGACCATATTATACCATTAAGTAGTGCTAAGACAGAAGATGATATCATTAAATTAAATCATTATACTAATCTACGACCACTATGTAGTTATAATAATCGATTTATTAAGAAAAATAATTAATATGACACCAAAGAAAAAAGACATGGTTGCTAGAGAACTGGAAATGGCTGAAAGAGAAATCTTAATGGCCAAGTACCAAACAGCTCTCAAAAAAAATCAATTCATTAATGAATTGAAAGGTGGTCTTGGCAAAGAGATTAAAGAAAACCCAAACGGTTATAAAATACATAAAAAAACGCTGGGTCAAAAGATAGCCAACTTCTTCAGAAAGCTATTTACTAAGTTTTAATATGAACTACGAACAATTAATAGAAACGTTATCAGAACTAGTTGAGAACGAAAAAGTTCATAAGACTGGTTTAACACTTGTTTATGAGTTGGAAGAAAAGAACCATAAACAAATGAATGAACAATTATTTTATAAATCAAATCCTATTACAACACCGTTTACTCCGAACGATGTATTTGAGGTTGAAATCAGCGGCATCTTAGTCCGTTTTATCAAAAAACCAAAACAAGACTTGCAATTTTAAAATTTTATTAGTACTTTTGTAACTATGGAATTCAGCGACACCATAGGTATCATAGGTACAACATTTATGTTAACAGCATTCTTATTAAATTTAGCAAATAAGTTAGATGCTAAAAGTCCATTGTATATGGCTTTAAATTTTATTGGTGGTTTATGTGCTTCTAGTGCGGCTTATATTATAGAATATGAGCCGTTTATCATTTTAGAAGGTACTTGGGGTTTAGTTTCTGGATTTGCTTTATATTCACATTTTAAAACAAAAATAGATGCCAAAAGAAATAAAAACATTAATTGAATGGGCAACTGGTCAACATGTGGCTGGTTTGGATGAAGTAGGTCGTGGTTGTGGTGCAGGGCCAGTAGTTACTGCTGCTGTTATCATGCCAAAAGGTTTTTCCTCACCATTAATCCGAGATTCAAAAAAATTAACTGAGAATCAACGTAAAGAAGCTTATGAGCTTATCTTAAAAAACGCTGTTTCGATATCATGTAATGCTGGGTCAGTTAAGGATATTGATGAGTTAGGTATCAATAAAGCGACATTCAAAACAATGCACAAATGCCTTGATGAACTTACTGTTAAACCAGATTATATTTTAGTTGACGGTAATGTTTGGGAACCATATAAGGGTACAAATGGTGATAATAACGCTTTAACACTAATACCTAAAGGTGATGATACTTATACTTGTATTGCAGCTGCGGCAATTGTAGCTAAGGTTAGAAGAGATGACTATATGACTAAATTACATGCAATTCACCCTCAATATGGCTGGGATTCAAATAAGGGTTATTTAAGTCCAGCACACATTCAAGCAATAAAAGAACATGGTGTGACAAGATACCATCGTTTTCTTTATGTGAAAAATTTTGTTTAATAAATTTGGAAATATCAAAAAAGTTTATTACCTTTGTAGTCTAAATTGAATGATATGAAAAACTTAGTCTTAATATTAATCTTATCGGTTAGCTTAATTGCTTGTAAAAAGGAAAATCTAGCCCCAGGAAATTATCATCAAACGACTCAAACCCAAGATACCTCTAGTTGGCAAAGCAATTACGGTAATGGTGGTACACTGCCTAATTGGGGGAATGGTAATAACACTAATAACCAATTATTTGGTACTAATTGGGTGTTGACAGATGTTTATAACAACTATGCCAATACCAATAAGAGTGATACAGTACATTTTATTAGCAATACTAAATACACTATTGGGTCTGACACAACAAAATACACTTATAACCTTTACTCTACAACTGGTAATTGGTCTATGACACTTAATACATTTATGCCGATTAACGGTTTAACACTTAGCTGTAGTAATTTTAACGCTAATGTGTTTGCAACTTGCCCAATAGGTGGGACAATCCAACTAAACTTGAAAGACAATTTTAGTAACACAAATAATTTATACGTATCAACCTTTAAAAAAATCTAACAATGAAAAAAGTTTTATCATTATTTGCAATTGCATCAATCGCTTTATTATCAAGCTGTTCCGATACCGAAATACAAACGAGTGGTATCTTAAAAGAAAAGGCTGTTGTGGTAACATTAATCCACTCACCGTCTGAGCATCACACAAATGTTACGCAAACTGCCTTTGACCAAGGTGGTCTTATGGGTACCGATTATAACGGTAATAGTGGTGTTAAAATAGGTAAAGATTTACAAATAACAACCACAACAATACCTGAGAAATTTGGTGTAGCATTCCAGTGTGAACATGGTACATTTACGGTTGAAGGTAGTGAGACAAAACATAAAGTCTTATATGATAAGCTTTATCGTGAAGTCGGTGATACTGTGACAATCTTATACAAAGAAGAATATTTGTTAACATATGAAACTAAAAACAAAGAACGTGTGTTAGTGAAAAAAGAGCTTAGACGTTTAGATTTCGTTGACGCACAAAAATAAATGGTTGATTTACAGCTATTTATGATAAAAAACAAAAAATATTTTTAATTTTACTTGACAGGACTGTAAAAACTTCGTAGTTTTGCATTACTTGAATCTAATAATCTTTTAAAAACAAAAATCTATGACAACTTTATTGAAAGCAATGCAAACTAACGATTCGTTTACTGAAAACGGTATGGTTACTAACTCAACATCACTTAACTCTTGTGTGGACTTGTTCTTCCAAATTGGGGCGATGAGAGGGCAAGATAAGACTCGTCTTATCAATGCGTTTACAAAGGCATTTGCTGAAAATCCGTTAACAGCTATGAAGTTGTTATTCTGGGCACGTGACGTGCGTGGTGGTGCAGGGGAAAGACAAATTTTCCGTGACATCATGTCTTACTTAGCTGAAAAGCGTACAGACGTTATGGCTAAGAACTTACACTTAGTATCTGAATTTGGTCGTTGGGATGACTTACTTCCATGTGTTGGTACTCCATTGGAGAAACAAGCTTTAGAGTTAATTTCTAAGGGTCTTGCAGAAAAGATGAAAGCATCTGAAATACTTAGCAAAATAGATACGTTAAGTGAAGATGAGTGTGGTGAAATTTTAAAACAAATAAAATGAAACATAATTTAGTTGAAAAGTATACCAAAATGGGTTTTTTAGATGGTGTTGAAACCGATAAAAATGAACTAAGTCAAGTTTATGAAAACTCTTTAAATTTTTTAATTGGAATTGGTGAAGACAAATTAGTCTGGGGTGAATTTAATGTAGTTGTTGGTTTCATTCCATTAATGAGGAAATTATTTGTTGAATATGGTGAAACCGACTATGAAAATATTTTTTACCTATTGAAAGAATGGTATTATACAAAAGGTATTTTAACCTCTTTAGATGTAAAAGATTATCAAGTTGAATTACTTGACGAATTTATAGAATATTATAAAAATATTAATAATTTTAAATAAATTATTTAAAATTATTGAAATTACCTTTTTTTATCTGAGTTAAATAAGATTTTTTGGTTATTTCTGAACGTTCTTTTAAAATTTGTTGGTCAATATTGGGGTTTAATTTACAATTACAACCATGAAATCTTTTAAAATTACCACCATCGCATTGTTTACCACAATGTTCACAAGTTAATTTTGGTGTTAATTTTCTAGATTCACTTATAGAAAATTTTCTTTCTTCAGTGCATGGTCCAGTAGATTTAGTTTTTTTACCTTTGTTATGTGCTGGTTTTCCTTTACGAATTTTGGAAAACTTTTTAGATAAATCCTTTGAAACACCAATTTTCCAATTATTTGGTATTGGTAAACTAGAGTCATGATATGATTGTAATTTAGTTTCTGGATGATGTATTAAAATTAACCCTTCGTTACTAAATAATGCTTTTGAATTTGTTTTATTAATGAATTTACCGTTTTTATCAGCTTTAACTCTAATCAAAATAGAATGTTCATGTTCAATAGCTTCTTTTTTAGATGAAAAAGTTTTAGTTATTTTAGTAGTAAAGGAATTTAACCCATATTCTTTAATTAGCTTATGGATGTGTTTAGAAGACGTAAAGTATTTATCCCATAAATCGTTTGGGTGACAACCTTTAGCGTATCTAACACCATAATAATATTGACCAGTTGGTTTAAAAATAAGTTTATAAGTATAAGGTAGTGTGTCCATGTTTAAATTTAAGTGGATGCCGTTATTGTTTAATAATAAATATCATAAAATACGTGAAAAATAAGGAAAAATTAAAAAATCTTTTACAAATAAAGATAATGACAGGTTCTTTGGCGGCTAAGTGGATGCCACGTCCAAACGTGACTAACCGTGAAAAGAAGAGATGGGCAAAGGCTTTAAGAAGCTTCTTGAACCTTTCTCCAAAAGAATACCGTAAGCTTTTGGTTGCTAACTCTAACACAGTTGAGCAATTGATGTGTGCTAAGAACTTTAGTGCTATTGAGTACTCTAAGTTACCATCTAAAGCGATGAGTGACTACATGAAGGCATTCTCTAAGAATGATAAAGAACGTTTCGCTGCGTACATCGCTAGCCTTGAAAAAGGTGAAGTGAAGATTAACGCTGGTGCATTGTTCCCATACGATGTTACTAAGAACGTTGTACACGGTCATTCAGCTGGTGCTGATGCACAATGGAAGGCATTACCTAACTTCATGGAAGGTAATACTGAAAGAGTCTTACCATTGGTAGACGTTTCTAGCTCTATGAGCCAACGTGTTGCTGATAACCCTAACTTAAATGTTATGGAAGTAGCAATCTCATTAGGTTTATACATCTGTGAAAGAAATGTTGGACCATTCCAAGATGCGTTCATCACATTTGATGATAATCCTCAACTTATAACTGTAAAAGGTTCTTTAAGTGAAAGATACCGTCAAATGAAGTCTTCTCCTTGGGGTGGAAGCACTAACTTAGCTTCGGCTTTCAACCTTATCTTAGATAAGGCTGTAAAGGGTGGTGTTCCTCAAGAAGAAATGCCAACTGCGATGATTATCTTCTCAGATATGGAATTCAACGTGTCTGACAGACGTTGGAATGAAACAGCTCAACAAATGATTGAAGGAAAGTTTGCTGACGCTGGGTACAAAATGCCAAAAATCATCTACTGGAACTTAGCATCGAGAGGTGATAAGAACAAACCAGTTCACTTCGACAAGAAAGGAACTGCGTTAGTTTCAGGTTTCAGTCCTTCAATCTTGAAGTCTGTGTTATCGGGTAAAAGCGTAACACCTTACGACATGATGATGGAAGTTATCGATTCAGAACGCTACTCAGTAGTGACTGTTTAAAATATTAAGAGGTGCTAGGGCGTACCCCAAAAGGGTGAGTCACGGGTAAATGTGTCAAGACAGCCTTTTATTTTTGCTTGTTTAAAAAGGTGCATACCGCAAACTACAAACTTTACAAGACAAATATGATTCAAGTTAAACCGTAGGATACCGACTCCTCTAAACCAAAAATGCACTTTTAACTGCATCGTTAAAAAGTCGGGAAACTTCGCAACAGGGCTTTGAAGTAAATGCCCCAGTATCTTGAAACAAGCAAACGATTTAAGCCCCTTAAAAGGGGCTTTTTTCGTTATTATACTTTACTATTTCATAAATTATCCATACATTTAAACATGGATAAAAAAATCATTATTAAAACAATTGACACCTTTAAAAGTACCGTTCATAAGGGGCGTGAAATTAATGAATATCTAATAAGTCTTGCGTTAGACGATGCTAAGACACAAATAGAAGCCCATACGGAGCTCGGAGACGAAGCAAAACGTCTTAGGGTTAATGATATGCTTATAACACACTTCCCTTCGTCATATCCAACAAATGAGGAATTAAAAGACATAATAATCGAAATTAAATAGTAACAAATGGATGCAAAAATTGCAGCAAAAGTACTTAGATATGTTGAATTATCATCTAAGTTTTCAAAAACATGGAATGAGTTATACCCTAACGACAAACAAGGTTATTCTTCTGGTACAATAAGAATTAGTAATCTTCCACAGTATTCTGATACTATAGGTATCTGTGCTAGTTCTAGTAACACACTTATGGTTAGTGGTAACTTCGTAATAAACGGTAAAGAAATTTATGTTGACGACCACGGTAACGTTAAAGCTAAAGACGCTAAAACCGTTATCACTAGAGCAGATGAAATCAGAGCTGAAGCCGAAATAAAGGCTAAGATTGCTGATGAGTTTGACGAATACAATAACTTGAAGTATGAATTAAATGAGTACTTCAAAGCACTTAAAAAAATCACTGAGTAATGGAAAAAGGATATCCACTAATTTTAGTTTTCTATTTAGATAGAGAACTTATGCAAAATCCACAAATAATTAAACCGTTCTATGAAATGGTTAACGCTATGATTGCACAAAAAGAAGCTAATGTCTTAGCATTCTTCATCCCTACAGACGGTGAAGAAAGAATTGAGTGCATCAATCCAGTAACGGTGGCCGAAGCTGATATGGAGCGTGTAAATAAAATAATTGAGGATATTAAAACTAATTTCCATGTTGGTGATGACACACTTGGAAATATAACCACTGAAGAAACATTGCCTTGCGGATGTGTTGGTGATTGTATAGGACATGATGAATCAGGTCCATGTGAATGTGGTGGAAATTGTAAATGCAACGATTAATGGAAGCAAAATGGAAAGTTAATTGGGATTATTTGGGTTGGAAAACATATGATTCAGCCACTGCAATGGAACAAAAAGATTGGAATCAAACTCTTGTGACTAGAATAAACCAAATCGCAACGCAAATGTATCAAGTTACTCTACGTAGTCCAGCTAATAGAGTTTATGTACACCCAAAAACGTTTTTGATACTTAAAGATTTTGAGTACTTACATAAACATGAAGGTCGAATTATAATTGGTAGTAGGTACGATGTAATTATTGATGAAAAAATCACCCCAGATAAAGTCATTGTAAAATATGTTGATGAAACCGTTGAAAAGATTAAAGAAAAAACTGGTAAGTCAAACGTTGTTTGTTGTATTAAACATGAATCAAAGGGTGAGTATGGTGAATCAACGCTTAAATTCATTGAGTTAGACCCTGAAAATAAAGATGAGTTTACCGAAGATGGTTTTAAAATCCTTAGAGAGGAATTACTTACTGGTGAAATAACAATTTTAAATCATAGAACGATTGACCCAGTGACTGGTGAAATACTAATTGATTATCATAATGAAATTCCTCAAGATATTTGGATGGGTACTCGCCCAAATGAGCCTGAATTAAGTGATTTAGTTATGGTTAGAGAAGTTAAAAGTGATGACTTGAAAGCACTTCTTGAAGAAAGAATTGAAGCATTAAAAAAGTTGAGTAATCCTTTAATTACACCAGAACCATATGAAAAACAGTTGGCTAATTTAAACGACATAAAAATAACTGTTAAAAAACCTTGGTATAAAAGAATTTTTGAGTTCTTTAAACCGACAGAACAAGTAAAAATAAAGAACGTAAAAAATTCTAAAATAAATATCAATATCAAATAACATGGGAAACTTAAGTAATTTAGGGAACGCTGAGAAAGCAAAAATTTATGACGATTGCATTAGAGAGTCAGAACATTATCAAAGAGAAATCTCAAGAATAAAATCTGAGTATGCAGGTAATATACCACCAGATAAGCAACAATTAATTAACGAGCTTAATGGTAAGATTAATTTCTTAGTGAAGCGTTTAGAATCATTATTTTAAAACTTATGGTCGTGTACTTCTTCTTCGGATTTTAGTATACGGCCATTTTGTTTTTTCATGGATAAGGTCATACATGTTACTAATCATAACCTTACTGGCTGTACCCATAAACATAAGACTTTTAATTTTTTGTTTTCTAGCCATCTTAGCTAGTGTATGATGAAGTCTTTGTGCTTCTTCAAGATTTTTACATATAACCATATCAAATTGGTCTTCATTGTAAATGATTAGTTTATTGTATACTACAATAACTTGTTTAACCATGTTCTTAGCATAAGCACCTGTGACTAAACGTTTAATTATCTCATGAATGGTGTGTCTTTCATGTCTAGGGTGACAACCATACAACCAAAAAGTTTCTTCAACCTCAAATGGTGCTGAATCAATTATCGTCCAATCACCAAGTGGTGGTTCGGTATATGTTTTACCTAAATCATCTCTAAGAATTCTAAAGGTGTCATCTGGTTCTGTAATCTTAGTAATACAAATTTGGTATCTAACAGGTTTAATACCGTCAGTATTGATGAAACGTTGTGGATAAAAGACTTTATTGGCTTCTTTTATCTTGTGGAAGTTAATATAAGCCGTTTCCCTTGTCATACATCTATGAAGGGTTTTTTTATATACACCATTTGACACTAATACTACTCTAAATTTCATTTTTTATTCTTTTTAATAACTCGATTAATATAACTACATAATGGTTGAAGATTACTGAAATGGTTTAACTTTATTACATCATTTTCAGTTTTAGCTGTTTTTAAAGGTATAATGTGGTCTATATCCCATCCATATCCCTCAGCACCATTATACCTACCATAGTTATCCCAATTCATCCAAGGTTGGAATTTTGATTCTAAATGTAGTTTAAGTTCTTCGAATGAACATCCAAGTATGTCAATAGTTTTATTGTTTTTATTTCTAATATATCTTGAAACAGAATTTCTAATATTCATTTTTAATTTGAATAATGGGTCAGACGTTCTTTTTGTTTTAAAATATTGTGATTTATATTTAGAGATTTTATCTTTATTAAGTTCTCGATATTTTTTAAGATATTTTTTCTTTTTCTCATTTATTGTTTTTTTGTTAATATCGTAATATTTTTTCGATTTCTTTTTAATTTCTTCCTTATTGTTTTGATATTGATTTTGTTTAGTTTTTTTAATTTTCTCCTTGTTTATTACAAGATATTGCCTGTTATATTCTTTCAAATATTCTTTAAAATATTCTTTATTTTTTTCTCTGTATTTTTTATTTTTTTCCTTATCACAAGTTTTACATTGTTTTTGGAACCCATCTTTATTCACCTTATTTTTGGAGAATTCGGTAATTGGTTTTTCAATTTTACATTTTAAACATAGTTTATTACACATGTTAATAAATATTTGGTTTTTATCAAAAAGTTTCGTACCTTTGCAGAAAATAAATAGCGAATAATGAGTAAAAGGGATTATTACGAGGTTTTAGGGTTAAAAAAGGATGCTTCTGAGGCTGAAATTAAAAAAGCATATAGAAACTTAGCCAAAGAATTTCACCCAGATAAAAACCCTGATAATGAAGCAGCTAAAGAACTGTTTCAAGAAATACAACAAGCTTACGAACATCTTTCTGATAAGGATAAAAGGGCTCGTTATGACCAATTTGGTCATAATAGTGACCATTTTGGTAGACAACAAACTGCTGCTGATTATGGTATTCAAAAACCAATCAAAAGGGGTGCTCATGTTAAGTTAAATGTGAATTTAACACTTGAAGAAATTTTTTCAGGTACAACAAAAAAATATAAATTTGAGCGTGATGCTAAATGCCATGCTTGCCATGGACATGGTGGTTTTGATTTAACTGATTGTCAAACTTGTCAAGGTCAAGGTGTCTTCATGCACATTATTAGAACACCTCTTGGTGATTTTGCTCATCCAATATTATGTCAAGATTGTAATGGTGTTGGTCACAAGGTTGGTAAAGAATGTTCTGACTGTAAAGGAAGCGGTTTAGAGCGTGTTGAAGAGACAATTGACTTAGAAGTACCACATGGTATTGCTGATGGTACAGAATTTCAATTTAGAGGTGCTGGTAATGCGGTTAAAAATGGTGAATATGGTGATTTGATAATTAAGGTCACTGAAACTAACCATAAGGTTTTTAAACGAACCAGTGCTGGTGATTTACAAATGACTCTTAAATTAACTTACCCTCAATTAGTATTAGGTGATAAGATTGAAATTGAAACAATTGATGGTGGTAAGATTAGAATAACTATCCCAGAACATAGTGATGTTGGTACTAACCTTAGAGTTCAAAATAAGGGTATGAAACCTTATAAAAGCGACACTAGGGGTGATTTAATTGTTACTTTAGGTATTAGTATCCCTAAACAAATAGGTGCGTCTGCCAAGGATTTATTAGCCAAATTGAAAGATTTGGTATAATTTTTTTTGTTTTTAACTTGCATCGTTAAAAACTTAGTAGTATATTTGTAAAAAATAACAATTATAAACAAATAGCTACAAATGGCAAAAACAGCAGAAAAAAAATCAAAATTTGTTGACCCGTATGATGACACCTTAGCTTTATTCACTGAGGGGTTAAGAAATGCTGGGTTAGTTAATGATGTCAACTTACTTTTATTGGTTGATAACAAATTAAAAAATAATGGAAAACCATTTAAGGTGACTAAGGCTGGTGATGTTTTAAAACATCGTACTGGTGATGATGTTATCATCTTCTTAAATGAAAACGTATTCGAAAAACTTCCAGATGATATTAAAGCATTGGTAGTTGTTGAAGCTTTAGCTTATGTAAGTTTTAACTCTGAAACAAGTACTGTTGAAATCACTAAACCAGATTTCGAAGCACATTCAGGTGTACTTAACCAACACACTTATCCTCGTATTAACGTTGTTCGTGAATCAATCAAAACGGTTTACGATGTGATTAAGCAAGAAGAGGAAGAAAGAAAAGCTCAAGAAGCTGAAAAGAAAAAAGCTAAACAAAAATTCCACGCTTAATGACTAGACAAGAGGCTGAAGATTTATTGGTTGAGTCAAACCCAAAGGCGTTATTCCTTGATGGGTTTGACGCTGCCATAATCGGTATAAGTGAGAGAATTAATTTCCCACCAGTTGTAACATACAATAAGGAAAGATTCTTGAAATCTTAGCTGAACAAATGGTGCCAGACGAAGATGATATTGAAATGCACGGTGATGAACAATCAGCTAAAGAATTTTTAGCAATCGAGTATTTCGACTTTAACGTAGCTGGTGCTTACATGGGTGAAGGTACACCGCTAATAACAACAACAAATGCTGAAACAGTATTATGAATTACACAGACGATTTTAGAAATTACGCAATTAAACACATGGGTGTAACCCCAATGGAGTTTTATCAATGGGAACAATTACAAGAAAAGCTTTGCTCAGTACAAGTTCCAAGTGCATCATTAACACCATATATTCTTGAAGAAAGAGAAATGCGTGTAACACAAATGGACATCTTCTCACGTATGATGATGGATAGAATCATTTGGTTAGCAGGGCCAGTTAATGACCGCATGAGTACAGTTGTTCAAGCACAATTAATGTTCTTGAATAACTTAGAAGTAAAAGATATCACATTACACATTGACTCACCTGGTGGGTCCGTTAAATCAGGTCTTTCAATTGTAGACGTAGTGAATATTATTGAATCAGACGTAAAAACAGTTAATACTGGTATGGCTGCTTCAATGGGTAGTATTTTACTAGGTTGTGGTAAAAAGGGTAAACGTTATTCTTTACCACACAGTAGAGTAATGCTTCACCAAGTATCAACTGGTGCTTCTGGTAACATTCAAGATATCAGACGTTCAATTGCTGAGGGTGAAAAATATAACACTCGTTTATTTGAATTATTGGGTTCTTATACCAATAAGAAACCTGAACAAGTAATGGAAGATGCTAGCCGTGACTTATGGTTAAATGCTGAAGAAGCTAAGGCTTATGGAATTATTGATGATATCATCAAAACAAAATAACGTGAAGTAAAAATAAAAAAAAATGTATTTATTAAATCAAGTAGAAGGTGGTGCTCACAGTAGCGGTAATGTAGTTGCAAGTACTATGCAAGAAAATGACGCACCAGTTCAAGAAAGAGAAGTGATGCCAGAACCTGAAGTGGCTACTGAAGACGTTGGTAGAGACGTAGCTTATATCGGTGAAGACGCAATGGAAGCCCCAAGTCCTTCAATGTCTTTAAGAGATGTGAAAATAACACCATTAAGTTCTGGTTTCTTAGTTGAGGTTGGTTGTCAATCAGTAGCGGTGGAAACACCAGAGAAGTTATTGGCGGCTTTAGCTAAGTATTACGAAAATCCAAGCGAATTCGAGAGAAAGTGGTATGAAAAACCAGTTATCAATCGCTTAGAAAATATTTTATAAAAATAATTGCAATTTTACTTGCATTTTAATAAAAAATGTAGTACCTTTGTATAAAGATTTAAAATATGTGGTCTTTTTTATTTAGACCACATATTTATAAATCCAAACCGTTCTTTAAATTATGGGGCTTGAGCTTAGCTCGGTATCGACTGGGCATAGTCGTAATTAGTAAGCATGTAGTGCTAAATGGAAGCACTTAAATCTACTATTAAAAACAAGAAAAGACAACGATTTAATCGTATCTGAGAATTTCCTTAACGAAGTTGCATGCAACTTTGCTGGAGAGCTTGCAGTAGCCTAATACTGCACATGGTGGTAAAGTCCACCAATGGTGGTGAATCCACCACATGATGGTAGTCCATCTGATTTATCAGGAGTGCGTTAACAACTGGGTATTTGGTTCCGTTAGAAAATGGTTCTAAACATGTAGAAGGCTTTTGAAGAATGCAACAGGACAAGGGTTCGATTCCCTTATGCTCCACGAAAACATTTTTGTACTTTTATAAACTTCTTGATATTTATATTAAAAGAAGTTTATGGCGAGAAAACAAAAAACAATACATTATATTTATAAAACTACATGTGTAATAACAGGTAGATGGTATATAGGGATGCACAGTGCATATGAGCTTAATGATGGTTATATGGGTAGTGGTATTGTGTTAAGACGTTCTTTGAGAAAATACGGTAAAGAAAACCATATTTTAGAAATATTAGAATTTTTACCAACAAGAGAATTATTAGCTGAAAGGGAGAAGGAGATTGTAGATAAAGAATTAATTAATGATTCATTATGTATGAATTTAGCGTTAGGTGGTACTGGTTTTTTAAATGAAGAACATTTAGAAAAGTGTTCTAAAGCAGGTAATAAAAAGTTTGTTGAAAGACTAAGAAGTGATGAAGATTTTTACAAAATTCACAGTGAAAGGTCTTCAATCACTATGAAAGCAACAAGGGCTAAAGGTAAAATAATTAGTCCAAATTGGACTGGTAAAAAACATTCTGAAGAAACAATTCAACTAATGCGTGAATTACATAAAGGTAAGAATGTTGGTGAATCAAATTCACAATACGGTACCTGTTGGATAACAAAAGATGGTATTAATAAGAAGATTAAAAAAGAAGACCTTGATAACTGGAAAGTAAATGGATGGAGTCAAGGAAGAAAATAGATAAATAAATCGTAAAATCGATTCTTTCCCAACCACGCCATCGGGAAATGAAAATTTAACCCTCGACAAGTCGCTTTGTCGAGGGTTTTTTGTTTCCAGTGATATTTATCTAAAAACAACACTATGAAACGAATTTATAAATTTTTCTCGGACAACACACCACCAGTTTTAAGGTCAATTCTTAATGATACACTTAAGGTTGATGGTAAATGGAGTAGAACATCACTTACAATGTTCACTGCGTGGATTGCATCATTACACATGGCATATTATGACTTGTATAAGAACGGTTTCCATATGGAAGTATTCTTAACTCTTGTCGGTGTGGCATTAGGTTCTAAGGTGACTGATTCTATTAGTAAGAAAATCAATCCTACTCAATCGAACAATGCTCCAGCTGTTCCAGAGCCACCAGCTCAAGAGCAAGAAGCTGACCCAGTACCATAAAAAAAGGCCCTAATAGGGCCTTTTATTTTTTTACCACTTATTTTTTTGGTGGTGTAGGAGGTGTTGTGCCTTTTGGTTTGCCACAACCACATCCACGATTAATTACGTTCATTAATTTCATGTCTTTAAGGTTTTATTAGGACGTTATGTATCAATAAATACTTGATTTTATAAAAATAATTCGTAATATTGATTATGTTCAAAGCAAAATATAATGTAACAATACTGGATAGTAAATGGCAGGTGATAAAAAATAATATTATTTTATCGGTTGTACCCAGACAAGGTGAATACATTTACATGGATAACAAATATGTTAATGTACTAAATGTAGTACATTCAATTGATGTAAAACACACCATTTTTATTGTAATTGAAGATTTACCCACTCAACCACAAAATAATTTATCTGCTGATAATCAATAAGTTAGCTAGTTTCATTAAAAATATTTTAAATTTTACTTGACACGACTCAACTTTTTTAGTACCTTTGCATATATATAAACACAACGTTCATTAACATATTAAGATATTATCCAAAAAAGTTAGGTTCTGCAAACGAATCAAAAACAACAAATATCTACAATTAGGAAAACAGGTTGAGGAACCTTAGGTACGCCCAGCGAACCTTGGCAAATCCTTCGAGCATGGAACTCGTTAAAATTATCACCCTGTACACGGGAGTCAGGTAAAATAAAGTCGAACAACTAACTTGGGATAACATAGGGGAGTCGTCTAATGGAGGACGGTGCCAGTTGAGGCACAAACATTGGTTCAAATCCAATCTTCCCTACAACATTGCGGAGTAGAGCAGGGGCAGCTCGCAAGGCTCATAACCTTGAGGTCGGTGGTTCGATTCCATCCTCCGCTACAAAGTACATGAAAACGACTGCCTAGAGAGTTATAAACTTTAGGTTCTGCAATTTGTCAAGTAATGTACTACACACGGGAGTAGTTTAAGTTTAGAACGCCCCTCATTCGAGGGGAAATGGAGGTTCAAGTCCTCTCTTCCGTACAAATAGGGGTGTCCTCTAAGACAAGAGACCAGCATTGGGCTGGTAATGTGGATTCAAATTCCACCATCCCTACAAACATTGCGGAGGAGTGAAACGGAAAATCATTCGAGGCTCATAACCTCAGAGATAGTGGGTTCGACTCCCACCTACGCTACAAGGAGTTCAGTCAAGCCTCTTACGAAAGTAACGTAACTGAACAAATTAACACAGGGATGTGGATGAAAAGCGAAGTCGCCTCCATTATGGGAGGAGATGCTGGTGCAAGGCCAGCCATCCCTACAAGAAAGAGTCGCTACAGCAAGTTAAAATTCTATTCCAAAAGCAGAAAACAAAACCGACTCTGAAATCATATTAAAAGCCACTTCGGTGGCTTTTATTTTTTATAACAAAAACTAAAAACAAAACCAATGGAAAAGATTCAATTAGAAATCAGAGATTTTTTTACAAATCGTCATATTTATATTAAAAGTAAATATGAAAAAGCTATCCATTGACCATTTTATTGAGAAATCATCCAAAGAACACTCCAATAAGTACGATTATACATTAGTCAATTATGTCAATAATAAAATAAACGTTGATATAATATGTCCTATTCATGGAGTATTTTCACAAAAACCATTAAGCCATTTAAAAGGTTGTGGTTGTCCAAGTTGTGGTGGTATTAAAGCTTCAAAACATAGACAAATTAACCTTAGTGATGTTATTCGTAAATCAAAATATGTACATAAAGATAAGTACAAATATGATGAATATCAAAAATTAATTGATAATAAATTAACCATATTATGTCCTATTCACGGTGAGTTTAAACAATTAATTTATGACCATTTAAAAGGTTGTGGTTGTCCAAGTTGTTCTGGGTTAAAAAAACACGATAATTTTAGTTTTATTGAAAAATCTAAGACAATACATGGTGAAAAGTACGATTATACGTTAGTTGATTATAAATCATATGAGAATAAGGTTAAAATAATTTGTCCAATACATGGTGTGTTTGAGCAAACACCACATAATCATTTAAGTGGTGCTGGTTGTCCTATATGTTTTGAATCTAAAGGTGAGAGAAATATAACTAAATTGTTAATAGATAATGAAATTAAATATATTAGACAACATAGATTTAAAGATTGTCGAGATAAAACACCACTACCTTTTGACTTCTATTTACCAGAACATAATACGTGTGTTGAATATGATGGGAGACAACATTTTGAAAGTATAATTAAATGGGGTGGTGAAACTGGGTTAATTGATAGACAAAAGAAAGATAAAATAAAAACTGAATATTGTGAGGCACATAACATAAAATTAATTCGTGTTTCATATAAGGAAAAAATAAATAATAAATTGATTAAAAAAATATTGTCATGACTGAAAAAATAAAAATTGAGATTAGAGATGCAGAAGGCGGTGCCGATGCGAAGCTGTTGGTTGGTGAAATGAAAACAATTTACACCAAAGCAGCTAAAAATAACAATTTTAACTGACTGATTACCGAAGAACGTCAGGGCTTCGTAAGTATCTGACTCAGCGGTAAGCGTGTAAATGAGTTTTATCGAACAGGTCATATTGAAGAAAGTAGTGAAGAAAGAAGAGACCAAATCGGTAAAGGTGAACGCTCAGATAAGAGAAGGACATATAGGGTTAAGGATGGTGTTGTGACTGACCATGTTACAAATAAAACAGCTAGTTTTAAGGAAATAATGAAAGGAAAGCTGGAATTGCTATCATAATGGTGATATTTATTGTAAAACGCTATTATGAAAAACAAGAAATTAGAACACTGGTTATTACAAATATTCGCAACTAAAATTGGTTGGTTAGGTATTTCATTATTAGGTATGATTGTGTTTGGTTTATTATCAAACATTTATGAATGGGCTGAAATAGCTATGTTCATATCATTAATATGGCCAGTAACATTTACATTAATCGCAATTGTTTATGCTTGGATAATCAATCCAATCAGAGATTATAAAGAAACTAAAAAGTTAAAGGAACAAAATAAAAAATGATTTATCTTTCTCTAACATTCATCGTTTTAGCTGCTATTTGTAATGCAGTGATGGACACATCTGTACATCATTACAGTACATCAATTTTTAAAAAGCTTAATCCCTATTTTTGGGACGGTGAAATATCATGGAGAAACAAATACATTAATGGTGACCCAAGCCAAGGAAGAGTTAAATGGTTTTTTGGTTTGGTTAAACCAGTTCAAATTACCGATGCATTTCACTTCTTTAAAATGCTTATGATTATATTCATATGCTTAAGTATCATCACGTTCAATAAATGTGCTGTGTTAGCTGGATGTGAATATCAATGGTATTCTTTTTTAACCCTATTGGGTATATATGGGGTGTTATGGAACACTACCTTTTCATTATTTTACAACAAAATTTTACGATAGTACTTGCACTATATTAAAATTCTTCGTAGTTTTGCAATATGAAGAATAAAATTTTAATTATAGGTCATATGCGGCACGGGAAGGATTCGATGGCTGAAATTTTAAATGAAGCTTATGGTCTTAAATTCAAATCGTCATCACAAGCATCTGCTGACATTTTCTTATACGAAGCTTTAAAGGATAAGTACGGTTATAAAACACCTGAAGAATGTTTTGAAGACCGTGTTAATCATAGAGCTGAGTGGAAACAATTAATTTGTGAATATAACAAAGATGATAGAGCTAAATTAGCTAAAGGCATCCTAGAACTTTCTGATTGTTACGTTGGAATGCGTGACCGTGCTGAAATTGCAGAGTGTATGCGTCAGAAATTATTTAAGTTGATAATTTGGGTTGATGCATCTGAACGTCTACCATTAGAAGACCCAAGTTCGTTCGATATTGATAAGAGTTGTGCACATATTATCATTGAGAATAATGGTACCTTTGAAGAATTCAAAGAAAAAGTATTAGCGTTTGGTAGTATTCTATATCAAACAGAAAGTGTAACAGTTTAAAATAAAAATCATATGTGGAAAATCCTACAAGAATTAATCCCAGCAGTATTGGTTATATTATTGTTAACTCAATATGTAATACCAGTTATCTTTAACCTCCAAACATGGTGGTTATTCAAACCTAGTAAAAAACAAGAAGATAAAAAAGTGGACTCATCACCACTAGAAGTTCAAATAAAAGAGACCAAGGAAATAGTTGATACAACTAAGAACAAGGTTGAAGATATTAGAGCTAAAGTAGATGAGAATCTGAAAACAGCAGAAGATTTAAAAAAAGACGCTGACAATTTATTATAAACAAAAACAAAAAAAAAAACAAATGAAAGAACTTTCATTAAAAAAAATCACGCTAATTGCGTTGTCAGTTATAGCGTTAATCGTATTTATTAGCTATTCTGGAAAAATGTTCGAAGAAGTGGAAGCTGGAGAAATTGTAGTTATTCAGCATCCGTTAAGTGGTGAATTAGACATCATCACCACACCAGGCACTTATTCACAGTACTTAGGTAAAGCAACACACTACAAACGTAGAACACAAATTTGGTTCTCAAAACAGTCTACTCAAGGTACTGAAGTCGATGAATCAATTAAAGTTCGATTTAACGATGGTGGTCACGCACAGATTTCTGGTTCAGCGTCAATGGAACTTCCATTAGACCCAAAAGCAATCAAAGCATTACACTCAAACTTTGGCTCACAAGAAGCAATCGAACATGAATTAGTTAAAACTGTTCTACAAAAAGCGGTGTTCATGAGTGGACCATTAATGTCTTCGAAAGAATCATATGCTGAAAAACGTAACGAGTTAATTAATTACATTGAAGACCAAGCTAGTCATGGTGTGTATAAAACCATTCAACGTGATGATAAAACAATAGATGTATTTACTAACGCAGAGAAGGTTATTACAGTTGTTGAAATCCAGAAAGACCCTAAAGGTGGCTTTGCACGTGTAGAGAAATCTCCACTTCAAAGATATGGTGTAACACTTTCTAACTTATCTATTAACGGTGTTGATTATGACAAGGCTGTTGAGGGTCAAATCAAACAACAACAACAATTAGTAATGCAAGTTCAAACCGCTATCGCTAACGCTAAGAAATCAGAACAAGATGCTTTAACATCTGAGCAAAAAGGTAAGGCCGATGCTGCCGCTGCTAAATGGGCTCAAGAGGTTATTAAAGCTAAATTAGTTACTGAAGCACAACAAAGAAAAGAGGTCGCTGCCTTAGAAGCACAAGCTGCTGAATTAGAAGCGAAGAAAACTCGTATCGATGCGGATGCTGAAGCGTATAAAAACTCTAAGTTAGTCTCAGCTGGTCTTAGTCCAATAGACCGAGCAGAATATGAGATGAAAACTAAGATTGAAGTAGCTAAAGCTTTATCTGGTCTTACCTTACCTTCAACATATATGAGTGGTAACGGTGGTAGCGGTAAAGAAAGCATGTTAGAATCCATTCTAGGTGCCAATTTACTTCAACAGTTCAACACTACGAAGAAGTAAAAACATATAAAATAATATTAAAATCCCTAGTTTTAACCGACTAGGGATTTTTTTTTATAAAACACTTGCTTTTTCCATTTTTATGTTGTACCTTTGTGT